ATACAAGCTGATCTCAGCAAGGCGGCGGCTAAAGATGACCTTGAAAGAGACAAGCTCAGGGCTGACCAGAAGATCGAAGGCGCTAAGCTTGGCGTGAAGATAGCCGAGACTAACACCAAGGAAGAGTTAGAGACCAAGAAGATAGCCTCAAGAGATAAGATTGAGGGCGCTAAACTTGGTACGGAGATCGCTAAAGAGCTGATGATCGATGAAAGAGAAAGAGATATTGAAGAAAGGATCGATAAGAGAGATACTACACGCGAAAAAATGATTGATGACAGAGAGCGAGATGAGTGACCATTTTTCAGATAACGTGTTAGAAGTATTGAATAAGAAGATACGAGCGATAATGAATGAGACAGCCGACCATGTAAGTGCAGGAGGCTGTCGAACTTTTGAAGAATATTCAAAGTGTTGTGGGATCATAGAAGGACTCGCAATCGCTGAAAGAGAATTACTCGATTTGAACAAACATATCGAGGATAACTAATCTCCGCATAAAGCGGTGCAGTGACTCTGGACACTCTTCCAGTGCAAGGAAAAACTAATGGCCGAAGCATTAGCAGAAGTAAGTACGGTATCGGTAGAAGACGATACTGCAACAGATACTCGCGCAGCCCATCAAATGCCTGACCCGAAAGGGTACAAGTTATTGATTGGTCTTCCCGAACCTGAAAAAGCAAGCCAAGGAGGAATTCTCAAAGCCCAAGAAACTATTGCGGTGGAAGAGGTAGGCTCCATAGTTGGCTTTGTCATTAAGTTAGGCCCAGACGCTTATACCGATAAGTCGAGGTTCCCTAACGGCCCTTATTGTAAAGAGGGTGATTTCGTTATTATGAGATCATACTCTGGCACAAGGTTTAAGGTGCATGGCAAAGAGTTCAGGCTCATCAATGACGACAGTGTAGAAGCTGTGGTCGAAGACCCTAGAGGAGTGATGAAGGTATGAGCGAAGCAGAAACCGAAACAGAGGTTCAACCCCCTACGTCACCTGAAGATAAGTTCTTTGGGGTCAAGACGCAGCACAGCAGAAATGCTGAACCAGCTTCTGACGAGGCTGAGCAAAATCAAATGGAGGTCGAAGTTATTGATGACACGCCTCCTGATGAAAAGAAACCCGTCAAAAGAACTAAGGAGCTTGCCGAGCCTAATGTAAAGTTTGATGACGGATTCACGGACGAAGAGCTAAAGACATACAGTAAAGGTGTCCAAAAGCGGATTAATCAGCTCAGGGCAATTAACCACTCAGACAGGCGCAAGGTTGGGGAAGCTCAGCGTATGCGTGATGAGGCGGTAACTGTAGCTCAAGCTCAGCAGAAGAAACTGCAAGAGTACGAGTCACTGTTGGCTAACAGTCAGGGCGCTATTATTCAGAGTTCCAAAGGCAAGGCTCAAGCGGAGCTTGACAGTGCTGAGAAAGAGCTGAAGAAAGCGCACGAAGAAGGTGACGCTGATAAGCTTGTTGAAAGCCAGAAACAGTTGGCTGCTGCAACTGCTCGTATACACGAGATGGAGCAGCGAGAACAAAAGTATAAGCAGGTTCAACAAGTTCAAAAGCGCAAGCAAGAAGAGCTTGCCAAGCAGCCTCAGCAGACTCAAGCTCAACAGAGAGTTCAGGTAAGTCCACAGCAACAGAAGTGGAATAGTGAGAATCCGTGGTTTCAACCAAACCCTGTAAATGGGCAAATTGATCCACTACACAAAGAAATGACAGCAGTAGGTTTAGCTATTCATGACAATCTTTTTCATGAAGGCATTACTGCCGCAGGAGACCCTCAGCGTTATTACGCTGAAGTTGACCAAAGAATGCGTCAGCGTTTTCCTGATTATTCTGGCTTTGAACAAGCTGAAGTAGTCGAGGAAGTGCAGGAGGAACGAAGCGCTCCGCAACGCCAACGCAGCAATACCACCGTGGTAGCGCCAAGTACCACTAGGAACAACGGCGCAAAGACACGCAAAGTCGAGCTTACGAAAACTCAAGCTGCTCTCGCAAAGCGTTTGGGAATTGCCAATGAACATTATGCCGAACAACTATTAAAGCAGGAGGTTGGCTAATGACTGAAGAAATAAAACGCGCACCCCAAGAGCTAGACTCAAGGGAAAACACGAAGAGGCCGAACGATTCATGGGTTCCCGCTTCTTCTTTGCCTTCTCCTAATGATCGTGAGGGAATCTCTCACCGATGGATTCGTACCTCAGTATTAGGACAAGTAGATAACACTAATGTGTCGCAGAAATTTAGAGAGGGATGGGTGGCTGTTAAGGCCACAGAATATCCTGAAATTGACTACGTTCCTGACAAGACGAGTCGCTATCCTGAAAATATCGAGTACGGCGGTCTGTTGTTATGCTCTATTGCGAGCGAAATGCTGGACAAGCGTACTAAGTATTACAGTCAAATGGCGGTAAATCAGATGGAAGCAGTAGACAATAGTTTTCTTAGCGACCAAGACCCTCGAATGGCTAAGTTCCAAGAGAACTCTTCGAGGACATCATTTGGCAGAAGATAATCTATTGGTAGGATTGTCTTCATAACGAGGACTTTGATATGTCTGCAACAGCGACCCCTATGGGAGCAGAACCAGTCGGCGGATTATCCGCTTGTGGTTCTTTCTCTGGAAAGGTTCGTCATATAAAAGTAGCTAGTGGTTATGCCGCTAATATTTTTTATGGCGATTTTGTAAAGCTGGTCAATACCGGAACTATTGAAAAAGATACTGGTACTGCAACAGCTACTCCGGTTGGTATTTTTATGGGCTGTTTTTACACTGACCCTAGCACCAGCCAGCCTACATTTAATCAAATGTGGCCTACTGGAACTGTAGCGTCTGACGCTATGGCTTACGTTCTTGATGATCCTGATGCAGTTTTCAGGATGCAAGGTAACGGTGCATTAGCACAAACTACGTTGGGCAATAACATAGCTATTGTTCAAACTTCTGGTTCTACAACTATTGGGCGCAGTAAAAACTGAGTTAATGCTTCTACTGCTGCCACCACCAACACTCTACCTTTACGGATTTTAGAGTTTATGGATGGCCCTGATAGCGTTGTAGGTGACGCATACACCGATGTGCTTCTGACGTATAACNNNGGNATGCATCAATANAGNNANGCCACAGGCNTATAGGAGGNTTAGCGAATGGCTATNTCAAGAGCGCAAATGCTCAAAGAGCTACTTCCGGGNCTTAACGCCCTGTTTGGCTTAGAGTATGCAAAGTATGAAGACGAAGATAAGATGATCTACGAAACAGAAACATCTGATCGTTCGTTTGAAGAAGAAGTAAAGTTGAGTGGGTTTGGCGCTGCGCCTGTGAAGCCTGAAGGTTCTGCAATCAATTATGATTCAGCACAAGAAGCTTTCACCGCTCGTTACACTCATGAAACTATTGCTCAGGGTTTCGCTATTACTGAAGAAGCAATGGAGGATAACCTCTATGCGTCTTTGTCTCAGCGATACACTAAAGCTTTGGCAAGAGCGATGGCTTACACCAAGCAAGTTAAAGCTGCTTTCCCATTAAACAACGGTTTCACTAACGCTTATCAGTCTGGCGATGGTGTTAACTTGTTTACAGCAGTGGGCGATGGCATAGCTGGCGGTGGTGGTCACCCTCAAGTGTATGGTGGTTTTAACTCAAACCGTCCTGCAACAGCGGCTGATTTGAATGAAACTTCATTGGAAGATGCNNTCATTGCGATTGCAGCTTACACCGATGAGCGTGGACTTCTTATCGCGGCTCGACCAAGACGTTTGATTGTTCCACCCAATCTGATGTTTGTTGCTACTCGAATCCTAGATTCAGAGTTGCGTGTCAGCACTGCTGATAACGACATCAATGCCATTAAAAACAATGGCTCCATTCCTGAAGGCTATGCGGTCAATCACTATCTGACTGACAACAATGCCTTCTACATCATCACTGATGTACCGAATGGCATGAAGCACTTCGAGCGTACTCCGCTTGAGACTTCAATGGACGGTGACTTCGATACTGGTAACGTGCGCTACAAGGCGCGAGAGCGTTACAGCTTCGGTGTTTCTGACCCACTAGGAATATACGGTTCTCCGGGTAGTTCCTAAAGTAGAATAAGAGGCGGATAACAGGCATCTACTTGTTTATCCCTTGTTAGATGTCTGCCGCTTCTTTTTTTTACGTCATGTTAACTGGCCTAAAACCTTAATCACGTTTTGGTGAAATTTATGAAGCTGAAGC